TTTGTTTCTTTGTTTATAGTTCTATTATTCTAAATAATTTTGTGTTTACTCTTTTTAGTTCATTGCCCTTTGTTAATAGGATGCAGTTTTGATAGTCACTCCACTCTACTTTAAAATTTGTATCCAATACCCCTCCATTTAAAGACTCGATAAGTCTATTGAGAGAATTGATTGTGTATAGAGTGTTTGATTCTTTTTTTCTATGAACTAGAATGGTATTATCTAAAAAATTAGATACGTTTCCAAATTCTACGTTATAGGTACAAATATATTCGTCTTGGCTCTTTGAATAAAGAACAAATATTTTATTGTATATGATTTTATATTTAGTCTGGATTGTGGTTAGTAATCCTTCTAAGTTACTTTCTGTTGAGAAGGTACAAAATAATTTATTTGACATTCCTGTATCTTTGTAATCGTATTCGATATCGTAATCGAATTGTGGCGTATATGAGCTGCTTTGGGTCATTAATAAATAGGATTTTGTTTTACAAAACTAAGTTGGTACTGTATTTGAATTTGATTGGGTACTTCTGTCCCTGGTTCATTATCTGTTCTAACGATTCTAACGTGTCTTTTCCGTCTTCTTTATCGAAATCGAACACAAATGCATCGTAAGTATAAAGCGCTAGCTTGGTTTTCTTTTTTTGAAGAAACATTAGCACATCCTTTAATATAGTGATATTTCTTGAAGTTTCCAAGCTCTGCATCATATAATTCATAAGTTTCTGCGGATGCATGTCTGGAAGCTGTTGTGTAAACCTTTTTCCTGAGATTGGATCTTCTACATATCCTTGTTCCTGGAATTGCTTCCATAACTTGTCTATATACGTTTGTATTTTGTCAAATACATCTAAGAAGGCATACTCAGGTGGAATTTTTCCATAAATTGCATGGAAGTTGATTTGTTTAGCTTTTGCATATTCATCCTCAGCTATTTCATCTTTTCCAAAGTAAAGTCTTGCCAATTGAACGTGAGCTGACTCTTGTGTTAGTTCATATCCAATTTGTTCACACAAAAGACGTAAATGGTATCCATCAAAGTCCATTTCTACAAATACATCGTTCTGAGGTATGATTGCTTTTCTAAACTCAGGTGCTTTAGGTATTGCTGCAAAGTTTACAGAGTTGAAAGCATTTGTAGGACGAGAAGTTGTATTATATAAATTGTAAGAAGTATATGCAATATTATCTTCAATATTATATACCGGATTGTTTGGTTTAAATAAATCTATGAATGATTGGTATGTGATTCTTAATCCAGATCTTTCAATCATAAAGAAAACTAAAGTTGCAGTTTTATTATAGAACTCAAAACCATTTGGTATTGCATATTGCAATATCGAATTTATACTATTATAATTTTGTTCACACTTTTCAAATAACTTTGCTATAGGAATAATTGCATTTATTTCTTTAAACTCCTGGAAACGATTATAATACCAATTACAAGTTGAGTTTGATCTTGGAAGTTCAAGCCTATTGTAATTTGTCATTGAATATAGTAAACTGATATCTGTAACTGACGGTAATATAAAGTGGTACAGAAGTTCTTTTTTATCTAATGTAAAAAGAGTGGTGTATTCTTTTAAGATGTCGTAGACACAATCTTTACTTAAGTTTAATCCCTCATCATGAGTTATGGGAAGAATATATCCCTCATGATAGTCTAACGGTCTTAGATAAACCGCTACTGTGGTTGTGAGAAGTGGATGATAGTTATCATTTGAAGAAATGACTTCTACGTATCCCCCCCTTGTACCTAAATTTTTTAGAAGTTGTATTTGATCTTCCGTCTCTACTATATAAAACATTTCTTATAACCTTTAGTTTAAATATACGAAAAAAGGCTTACCGAAGCAAGCCTTGTTGTGTTTTATTTTATTTTTTATTATTTTCTCAAATCAAAATTTGCTTTTCGATCATTTTCTAATTGAGTGGCTGCATCAGGTTCGGTAAAGGTCTCTGATGTTAGTTGAGGTTTTTGGGTTGTTGCTGGATCTTCTACTAGGTATTTGTAATCTGTTATGAAAGTTGATATTCCTTTCATTTGAGATTCTAGTGCTTGTATTGTTTTTTTATTTTTAGATTCTGCTCCTTCAAATGGATAGTTTCCAAACATTTGATTTTCAGCTGGTCCTTTTATATTCCAATTTACTTCCATGAAGTTTCTATTAGCAACTTGTTTTTGAGTTTGCAAATAAGTTGCCTTATCTGTTTCGACTATCTTATTGTTATTTCTATCTTGTACAAAGTATCTCTTAGTTACTCCTTTTTCTTTTTCACTTTGAGTTGGTTTCTTTTTGAAGAACCCTCCTAACGAACCTGCGAGTATTCCAAAAAGAATGTTAACAGATGACTCCGGCTCTGTACGTGCACGCTCGTCTATAATTTTTTCTAACTCTTCTTCAGTATCCATAGGGGACTTACCACTAAAGTACTTGTTATCATAAGTCTTTACGTACATGCCCTTATAATCTTCTTTAGTCTGCATAGTTATAAATTCCCCTAGCTTTGCTGATTTTGGCTTAGAATATTTTGCCTCTATATAGTATGGCATGCTTTTGTGTTGTTTTTTATTTAGTATTACTTCTTAATATCACTATTTGCAGGATTCACATCTACACTTTTGCTTCAAAGTGCATCCAATCATAATCTCTTTCTCTGCCTAATGATTGAAATCCATGTTTGTAAAAAATATCGATCATTGGCTTATATTCAGGTTTTGCAAATGTTGAATTTTTTGCGTTTCCTTTTAACGGGTTTCTTAAGGGGTCCAAATCAATTGCTGTTCCCCAAGAATGCATGGATAGGGAAGAGCCTCCTCGCATGTTGCGATAGAAAAAGGCACCACCAGTTATGTCAATACGCAACTCTTGAATTCGTTTAAGGCCGTATTGAGCTAGTATATCGGTAAAGATTGATTTGAATTGCTGCTCTACGTCCCGATGGACCTTGAGTGTTTTTGCAGTGCTACTAAGATTCCAAGACAATCGCATAGGATATGGAAGTTTCATGCTTACTAGATAACCAGCTCCTGTCGCATTAGGTTCTCCGTATTTATTTATCATTTTTTGTGTTGATCCCTTATATCCGCCCTTACCGCCACCTTTTCTTTTTTGATTAGCTGCTGCATTAGCTTTGGCTCTCTTTGTTACGACAGTTGCTTCTCCTGCTCTTTGCACTTCTATTTCAGTAGGCTTATCTATTGGATAGAATTGAGTTCCAATAGAAGTTTCCCATCTATTATTTGCGTCTATACTATGTTCAACACTATTTATTACATATCCAAATCTTTCTTGGTACTTGTCTGGGAGTATTCCTGCTCCTACCTTGAATGCTTGTCCTATTATAAATCCTCCTATTCCATCTGTCTTAAAAGAAAGCTCTACTGGAACGAGTCCTGGCAGTGATGACTTAGTTTGTGTTCTGTACTTTATTACTACGTTTGCAACAGTCCATTCTGCATGCATGGTTTTGATAGATTCCATGTCTTCTTTCTTGTACCCATCATTTGAATTAAATTTATCAAATAATGTAGCTACATCCTCTAGCCATGTAGCTGCTCTTTCATCTTGTTCTTTTTTTACAGCTGCTGCATTTTTAACTGCATTAGCATCAGGTGTGTCTATTGTAGTTTTTATTACTTTGATTCTATCCACTGTTCCGGCATTCCACTTCAATATGTTCTCTACATACTCAGTAGTACCTGAAGTGCTTCCTTGTGCTGCAATGGATATCTGGGCTCCTATCTCGTTAGAGATTTTACTGCTAATTCCTACATCGGTAAACACACTATTTATTCCAGCTAAAGGAAAGATTGGTAAGTTGGAAGAATCTTCGGGTGTGTTGTTTCTATCCACTACATACCATGTTCCTCCTTCATCTTCATCATCGTATGCTAATCCTAAATCATTAATTCCTCCAAGACATGTATTAATTTCTTCAAGAATAGTTTCGGTAATATCATGCATACTTTTATTTATTTTCCCACTTTCATCTAAAGCACCATCTAATATGCTCTTTAAGTACGGAAGTGCTATATAGATATTTAACACATCGTCTAACTCTCCTACAGGGGCACTACCTTTTTCATGTACAGCATCTACTTGTATAACATCTTCTGTTGTAAGGTTACCTGGTTTAGCAAGTACACAAGTTGACGGATTTATTGAAAAATGTTCGGGACTTGTGAGAAATTTACTTGACTTTGCAAAGTCTGTATTAAATTTAGTAAGAGTTCTACTACAGGTGCCTTGTGCCTTAGTTGTGTCTACAGGCACAACCATTGTATTAAATATATCAAAGAATAGTCTTAGTGATATCCAATGCGTTTCAATATCTGTATCAATAAGTCCTCCCCAACTACCGCCATCTAATTGTATCTTCTGATAATATACTAGGTTATCTATTAACAGGTTATCCCCAATAGATCCTAATTCTGCTTGTATTGATGGTATGTTAATACTAGCACGGTCAACAATGTTAGCCATCTTGCTTATAAAAAAGTGATAAGTACTCTTAGCCTGCTCCTTTCCTACATCAGTAGTTGGATCTTCTAATACTGCTCCTCTTTGTGCTGGGTCAAATCTTAGTTGTATTGATTCCAAGATTTCTCCTGTAGATATTATTGAAACACTACAGTTATATCCTCCATCAGGTGTATAATCCCATGAAAAGTTTTTAACATACCCAATCATTGCTTCATAGTTGTTGTCTGCAGCTTTTCTTATATCAGCAACCCTGTTTGTTAGTTGGCACATTGTTGTCCCATCTAAAAAGAACATATCACCTACTGTCTGAACATCTTTCTGGAGATTTCCACTATTGTCGATGTACATGGAATGCCCCCACTCTAATAGAATAGTGTATCCTGGTCTAAGATAAAGCTCTTCCATTGCTTCGAAGTCGTCCAAGGTCCAACACATAAATTTTACTTCTGCTTCTCTTAAAGTACCGTATGTGTTTTTTGACTTTACATTCATAGAAGTGATACCAGGCATTGGTCTTATTCCTGTGTTATCTGCTCTATTATTATATGCTGCATTTTGATTATATCCTCCATCAACATCAATTCCCTGTCTTAGTCCTCCATTTGGGGATAGAAGTCCTCCTAGAAGAATATTCGACTTTGCTCGTGCATTGTTTCCTAAAATGGTATTAGGATCTGCTCCTGATCTAAGGAGTGTCTGTTGGCCTTTAGATAGTGTATTTACTGCTGATGAGAGTTTTATCCAACCAGCTTTTGAATTCATATACAACAAATCTTCGTTTGTTCTTCCAATCTTCTTTCCTATAACCCTTTGTCTAGCTGCAATTTGTGCAGCTACTGAAGGTGCAACTGGTGTTCCTACTCCTCCTGCCATTACCTTTTTCTATTAGTTTGTCTGAATAATTCTAGAGCTCTTTGTATGTCTGTTGGTATTCTTAGTTGAACTCCTGGTTCTACTATTAATGATGCTCTTTCTGAATTGTTGGCTGCTGCTATTACCCACCATAGTGTGTGGTCACTATAGAACTGTTGTGCTAAATTATCGTACCTATCCCCTCCTGTAGAGATCACGTAGTAGTCCTGGTCAGATAAAGGAATTTCCGGATAGATAGTATTCATTACGTATTCTATCCCGTCTGTAGTTCTTAATCTCGCTATATCTCTATATCTGTTTGCCATTTACCTTAAGGTGTATTATTTAAAAAAAAGGTTTTGCTCCATACTTACTTTGTGGGCTTGTAAAGTAATGTTGCAATCCTGTTTGTGGTGCAAAATCATGAATTGGTTTGAACGATATTGTACATTTTAACATCATTGGTAATTCTTGCACATCATCGTCTGTTCCACTTTCTGGATTGCCCATTGCTATTTCCCAAGGAGTATTATTATCTACACTATATTTTACAGAAGTTAATACTCCTGGTATTTGACTAAAGTACGAACCAATTGTTAATTTTGCAAGCGTTCCCCTCATTAATCCAGAAGGTCCATAAGTTGGGGCTGTAGCTGATGCTAGGTATACCATTTTTCTGTATAAAGGATTCATTTCCGACCTACTAGCTGCCGCTATATTAAACGATACGCTTATGTCTCTATCAAATCCTCCATAGGTATAGAAGTTTTCTGCTCTGCCATTGTACTTACGTGCTTGCCAATCTGCACTATAGCTATCATCTATTGAATCAATAAATGCTCTAAAGTATAGAAACTTTGATCCTTCTGGTGTAATTATTTCAAAATAAAACTTAGCAAAGTCTCTACCTGCAGATGCTCCATCAAGTGGGTCCTCGCTTTCAGGAGTAGCATTTATTGCATCTTGCATTAACTCATTCTCTGCTGCAGATCCCATGTAGCTCTTATATCTCGCTCTTCTTTTTCCTTGATTACCTAAACCAACTCTTTGTTCTTTATTAACTGTTTTAGCATTATAGTCGTAGCTATACATACCTGAGCCACCAAGTCTGAAATCCTGTATGGTTGTGTTGTGCAAATTGTCATTGGTAATATCAATTGAACCTGTATTAACTGCAGTTTCTAATGCTTTTAATGTTGTTCTTTTTGGTATAATAGTAGTCCCTAAAGGGAGCTGTACCTTTGCCTCAAAATCCTTTCCTAGTTGGGGATCTAATCCATCTTCCTGCATCTTCCCCTGTCCGTCCTGAATTTGAGCGGAAGTGAATACTGGGTCTGAGTAATTTTGGCGATATAGGTTGTCTCTACCTTTTGTAGTTTTTATTATTTGTGCCCTCAAAGCTAGGTCTATAGTGTCCTTTGTTGTACGTCCTGTATAGGTCTTATCACTAAAGTATTGTTGCTTACCATCTTCAAAGTTGGTACCAAGCCTACCTTGTGATTCTGAGTTTGCTGTTTCTATTTTAATAGGATTATATCCTACCTTGCCTATAAATGTTTTTTTCTGACCGTCAGCATATACTTTATCATATGTATAAGTATTTGCCTCTTTAAACTCAGTATCATTTCTTGGGGCAGGGTATTGTTCTGATCCCGATGCATCAATTGGAATGCTTCCTAAATAGTTCTTTGTTACAGTTGTCTCTCTTTTAGCCTGTGTTGGAATAGGTGCTCCAGTTTGTGCATTA